GCGGCATTTTGTATATACTCTGCCATGTTGATATAACAACTTGTTTTTCTGTCACTTTATCTTTACCTGCATATATGACATGGCAATTTTCATTTACATCCCATTTGGAATTGGATGAGTAATCCTTGAAGTCGTTGTACATTTGTGACACAAGACCAGTTGTGGGTACAATGATTAGGATTTTCTTTTCTTTGGGTATAACTTTTTCATAATGGCGAATTAATGAATATATGATGAGTGATTTGCCACTCCCTGTTGGAGATAGTAACAAACATCTGTCATGTTCGATTGCATGTTGAATTGCATTTACCTGATGGTCATATGGAGTAATAGATTTGCCACTAATTGCGGGTTTTATCTTGTCTTTGAGGTATGATTTAATTTGTTCTTTTGTTATGTTTTTAGAAGAACTAGCCATTTTGTCTTCATATGTGTACTGTCTTTCGTTGGCAAAAGACCTAACATAGTCTTTTAGGCCTGCATATATCATATGTGTATGAACATTAAATAAACGTATTTGGCCGTCCCACATTTTGTTTCTATACGCAGGGGTATATTGATAATTTGGCACAGTAAAGGTGAAGAATTGGCTGAGTTCTTTGGCAATACTTCGTTCACAATGAACTTTAATGTTCACGGTATCTTCTTGGTATATTTCTAAATCACTCATGATCCACTAGTAAACTTTAACCAATCAATAGCAGAACGAATGTTCCATTGTCTGTTGTTGATTAATTTAATTACATTTTCTAAGTAGTTTACCTTCTCCTGTTGTAACAGTATTCTATTTGCCAATGTAATTATATCATCATCGGCATCTAAAAATTTGTCAATATCTGATTTTAATATGTTTAAGTCAAATGTGTCCCATCCAAAATCATCTAGTTGTTCTTGACTTAATTTGCCAGTATAATATAGCCATTTGTTTTTTCTAAGAACACTGAAATCTGATTTTAATTTCCCTAATATAAGCTTTTCATCTGTGAAAATTATTAGGTATTTGTTATGCAATTGGGGAGTTTTCATAGATTCAATGTCTAATGCAGTTTCATCCATGACCATATCTTTATTCACTAGTTGCCTAATATCATCTATATTCATGTGTATACTATACCATAGATTTCAGAAAAATCAAGTATTATGGTGAATTTGTTAGTCGGTTTATTGAATAATAGGTATATGCAAAAGTTGCATTGGCTACAATTGGTTCATTATCAGAAGATGTACTATTAAATTGGATGCCACTTAATGCTATAGGAAACATATCGTGGATATCAACTTCCAATTTTGTTTTATAACTACTATTTGTAATGGATATTTTTGAATTAGAAAAGAAATCTCCAAATTGGCCAGGATGTTTGCGTGTTGACTGGGCACTGATATTACTTTTAAAATCTACCATCGTTCCAATTTCTTCCATCCATTCAAAAACTTCAATCCAGTTTTTCATATCCTCATCAACAAGGAAACTGACATTTAATTCTTCCCATGTGTATTTGCCTCCAATCCATTTGGCAGATGTTCCAAAGACGGTAGGTTGTTCCACTGGAGATAAAGAAAGTGAAGGAAGATTAACTTGTTGACAATAGTATGTTACCAACGGAAGTCTGGTAATTTCAAATTTAAAATAATTAGTAGAGAGATAGTTATTAGTATCTGGTTGCCTGGGATCTGATACTCTTGTAACATCAGGCAATCCTGGCCCAGTATATCCTGCCTTTTCCCCAGTATATCCACCTTCATATGCCATACAAATCTCCTTACATTATGTATAAGAAAAAAGGGTGTCCCGAAGGACACCCTGATTTCACAGTGTTATTCTACACTAATTATGTGTTACCATGAAGGTTAGTAATGGTGAAGAGTCTGTAGTAGACATTCTTACCCGAACCAACACTTACAGTAGTACCATCATCGTGTGCGAATGGGTTTGCAACCATACCGTACCGAGTTTTGAACCCGATTTTTGGTTGGAAGGTGTTTTCACCAACTGCACGAACCATTTGTAATGGAACATATGGGCAGTAGAAAATACCTGCATCGTATGGATTGCTACCACGATATCCAACACAAGCGAAGTTAATATCACTTGAACGGGCATCGTTTGTGGTAGCACTGTATGGGTCGATGTATACTTTCATCTTACCATTGAGTGTACCAACAAATGTATTACCAGTGTCATCAACATCTAATGATGTATTTAGTGCGGGTGAGAGTTGTAACCAACCACCCATTGCGAGTGCGGATGCAACATCGGATGAACAAAGAACAAAGTTACCTTTGCCTCTTCGTGTTTGCTTTGCGATAATGTTTGCTTCTCGTTCTAATTGGAACATCAAACCACGGAATCGTTCAGCACTCCAACGACCATCACTATCTGTGTTAAGGTCATATGTACCTGCTGATGACAAATCTGTGTGTTGTGCGCCGTTTCTTGCTGAAACATAAATGCTTCGAACAACTTCTCGGTTGATTTCTGAAAGGATTTCACTTGAGAGGATGTTAGCAAGTTCAGTTTCTGCGTCAAGACCGTGAACTGCTTTCAAGTCTTGTGCGAGTTCTGTGGTGTATTCTGCTTTCAATGCACGGGTTTTTGCTTCAACAGCAACTCGTTCAATACTGAACGCCATGTCACGGAATGCAGTACCATCTGAAGAACCCATACCTTCAGCAGTTGATGTGAGCAATGCACGGAAGCCAGTAAGTGACGGTGAACCCGTTGGGTCGATACCACCAGTTGAACTGAATGCAGCACCTGTTGATGTGTTACCAGCACCAGAGAACTTAGCAAATGCTTCTTGATACAATGCTTCTGCACCAGATTGTGTGTCATATCGTGAACGCATTGCGAAAATGAGTCCAGTCGGTGCAGACATTGGTTGCACACCTACTAAATCATAAGCAATTAGATTTGGCATTGAACGGCGAACAAGGCTGATTAGAATTGGATCATAACCAGCGAGGCCGCCAGCAGTACCGATTTGTGCGTTACTGAAGTTGCCACCCATTGCGTTTGTTGGTGTTGATTCTGTGAGGTGTTGCTCACGAAGTGCAGCCTCTTGGTTTTCCAAAAGTGCCGCTGTTACTTTTTTCTTGTATGAATCTTCAATTTCTGGAAGATCCGGATGATTTAATACAGGATTCCATTTTTCCTGTAATTGATCATATGGTGTTGTGTTACTATCCATTTCTATATTTCTCCTAAAGGGTTATTTTAATTTCGATTTACTTATTATGTATAAAATTTAAGTTTTATACCATTTTGTTTGAATCTGTGTGTCTACTAATTGCACTCATATATCCGTCCATCATGGGACTATTTGATTTTACATTTTCAGAAGATGAACCCTCTTCATTTAAGTATGACAGGGAACTCGAAGATTCGGTATCACCGAAATAACCTTCCTTGAGTGTTTGAATTTTATCTCTATATTGTTCTTCGTCTTCAAATTCAATATTTTCAGATAATGATGCTAATCGTTCTATATCCGTATCAATTAGTCCATTTGCTTCTTCAAAAAAGATTTCCTGACAACGATGTGATACAACTTCTTGGTGAAGATATATATTGTTTTGAATTGCTTCATTCAATGATGCTTTTAATTGTTCATTTTCTTCAGCAATATCTTCAACGATATCGTATTTCTCGTCTGGAACATCAATAAAGTTAGTATCAAAGAGTTCTTTGAGGCCACCGATGAAGTTTTCTGCGATATCTGAACGAATACCAGTTTCTACTGCGAGTTCGTTTTCTTCCATCCAGTTTTCTATAACATAACCAAGATAGTCATCTAACTTTTCTGCTAGTTCTGTTGAAACTTCTTGGATATGTTCTGCGAGTTGTTCTTCATAATGTTCAAGAATGATTGATTCAATTTCACCAACTCGTTCGTTGATTGCTGCCTCAAAGATTGTTGCAGTTTTAACCATAAATTCTTCTGTGAGATTTTCACCATCAAAAAGTGCTTCAAGCGTTTGTTCCATTCTTTCTTGAGGAGTTCCAAGTGCGTGAGGAACTTCAACTTTACTAGAAGCGGCTGATGCTTTCGCAGCGATAGAAGACTTATTCTTCTTATCTTTACCTTCTGTTCCTTTATCGGTGCCCAACTTTGCGTGTTTTCCATCCGCAGACTGATACAGTTTTTCATCTTCTACAGACTTAGTATCTAAAGTTGGGGTTTCTTTGCCCGCTTCGTATAAGTCGTTGTAATTAGTTTCTTCGTTATTCATGGTAGATTTAATCTCCTAGTGTTTTTGTTCCATCATTTATTTTTTCTATTTAATCCTTTAAATCCTTGGATTATTGCATTTTTAATGGCATTTGTTCCAGCATCTACTATTNTTCCTGGAGCATCCTCGATTTCTNTTTTTAGTTTATCTTTGAGGGCTTGTTTTGCCTTACCTGCAAGTTCTGATGCTTTCTTCTTAGCTTTATTTTCTAAAATATATTCTGTCATTAATTGAACCTTTAACTTCTATTATGTATAAAAAATTAAAGTTTTGACAAGAAATGAGCAAATGCTTTAATCGCATTTTCTTGCAATTCTCTTGCTGAACTCTTTTCTATTACCTCTTTATATTGTTCTATTACTTCTTCTCTAAAGATACCATTGTCCCAAATCCATTCTTTACCTTCCATAATACCGTCTACAAATGCGCCAGGTGCGGATGGGTCTGCAACAATATCTACTGCTGAAAGCATGAAGTCTTTTTGCACCTCATTAATTCCTTGTGAATTTGCTTTTAGTGAACCCATACCTCTAGATGAAACACCGAGTCTTGCACCTTCACCGATTAGGTTTTGTGCAATTTTACCCATTGGGGTGTCCATTATTTTTGCTTTACCTTGAACATCATTTCCTGCCATATTCAATTCTTTAATCATGTGTGATACACGGTCAAGATTTACTGTAGGACCTTGTGGGTGGTTGAGTTCTCCCATTGCACGGTTTTTT